AAGTAAATTTACAGTGCCTACAGCTGCAAGTGTATCATCAGGACCAGTTACTATTAATTTACCAAGTGACGGTGTAAAATTTGGTACATCTTTACAAGCAACTTTAACCGATGTTGGTGGTATAACAGCATTTTTTGCATAATGGAGAAATATGGCTTTATCGGGAACTTCAACTTTTACTTTAACAGTAAATGATGTAATACAAGAAGCTTATGATAGAATAGGAGGAGATCCTATTTTAGGTTATGATGTAAGGTCTGCTAGACGTAGTATGAATATTATGTTTAGTGATTGGGCTAACAGAGGCTACAATCAATGGACTGTAGAATATAAAACTTTAGCTATCACTACTGGAACTACAGAATATACTTTAGATTATGATACAGTAGATATCATAAATGCAAATATTCAAATAAGTGATGGAAGTGAATATGCAATGACAGCATTAGGTCTTAATGATTATGCAGTTATTTCAAATAAAACTACTCAAGCTAGACCTACTCAATATTATTTACAAAGATTAGATACTCCTGTACTTAAAATTTATCCAGCTCCAGATCAAAATTATACTATTACTTATTACAGAATGAGAAAAATTGAAGATATTACAGCTTCTACAATAAATGGAGTAGAACAAAATATAGATGTACCTTTTAGAGCTTTTGAATGTATGTGTGCAGGACTTGCTTATTATCTTTCTAAAAAAAGAACAGGTGTAACTCCAACAACTCAACAAACTTTAAAAGTAGATTATGAAGAAGCTTATCAAAGATTAATTGCTGGTGATGATACTCCTTCAACTAGAATTATACCTGCAACAGGCAACAGTTTTTATTCATAATGGCTAGGGTTCCAACAAGTACTAGACCTCATAGAGCACCTTCAAATAAATTTTCTGGTGGAAAATATGCAAAAGCAATATCTGATAGATCAGGAATGTCTTTTCCTTATCAAGAAATGGTATTTGAATGGACTGGAATGTTTGTTCATACTTCAGAATGGGAACCTAAACAACCACAATTAGATTTAACTTATTTTACTGATGCACAAACTTTACAAAATGCTAGACCTCAAGCTAGTATAAGTGCAACAGAAGCTGCAAGAACTGGTGGAGGATTACCAGGATCTCAAACAGGTGGTGTTCCTAATCAAGTAACTGCTTTACCTGGATTTGAAAATACATCAGGTCAATCTGTTTATGTTGGAGTTGCAACTATTCCAACTACTTGGTATACAAACAACACAAATTTGTTACAGATAGGATTAGGAAGTGTTACTGTTGTAACATGATAAAAAATAAAAAAAATAAAATATTAAAAGTAATGATTGCAACACCTTGTTATGGCAGTCAACTTTCAGAAGCTTATTTACATGGAATAATGGATTTAACAAGAGTAGCTGCTCAAAATAATTTTCAAGTTCAATTAAATACTCTTGGTAATGAAAGTTTAGTTACTAGAGCTAGAAATACTTTAGTAAGTCAATTTTTAGATGCAGAAAAAAAAAATCCAGATAGTCTTACTCATTTAATGTTTATTGATTCAGATATAGGATTTAAAGGAGAAGCAGTAAGACGTGTATTAGAATCAGGTCATGATGTAGCTTGTGGAGTATATCCTAGAAAAAATATTGATTGGGAAAATATACCTGATTTAGTAAAAAAAAGTTCTGAACATTTAGAACAAAGAGCTTTAGGTTATAATTTAAATTTTGCTGATCCAAATAAAATTGAATTAAAAAATGGTTTTGTTGAAGTACTAGATTCAGCAACTGGATTTATGTGTATTAAAAAAGAAGTATTTCATAAAATGATAGAAGCTTATCCTAACCTTAAATATACTAGCGATCAAATAGTTAATGGAAAAAGATATGGTAGTGAAAATTGTTATGCACTTTTTGACTGTATTATTGATGAAAAAAGTAATAGATATCTATCAGAAGATTATGCTTTTTGTAGATTATGGCAAAAAATAGGTGGTAAGATACATGCTGATCTTCAAAGTCCTTTAACACATTATGGAAATTATCCATTTGTTGGGCATGTTTGGACTAAATTTAAGATTGATGATAATGTAGAGGTAATAAAAAATGGCGATGACATACAGCAGTCTAAAGACTGATATACAAACATGGGCTGAAAATACAGGAACTGATTTTACTAATCAATTAGATACTTTTATAGATAATACTTTTGATTCTTTATCTAGAGATATTGATCCTATAGGTTTTAATGAAAATGTAATTACTACAGCTGTAGCTGGTGATAGATTTGTAAATCTTCCTACTTCTATTGAACCTATGTTATTTAATTATTTAACTATTACAGTAGGTTCTAATGTAAGTTATTTAGAAATGAAAACATTAGCTTTTTGTCAAGAATATTGGCCTAATATATCATTACAAGGTCAACCTAAATATTTTGCTAATTTTGATGATGATCGAGTATATTTAGCTCCTACTCCAGATCAAGCTTATACTTTAAAATTAGGATATCAAGGAAAAATTAATCCATTATCTAATACTAATACTACCAATTGGTATACTGAAAATATTTCAGATGTTTTATTATTTGGTTGTTTAGCTCAAGCAAATCTCTTTACAAAGAACCTAGAAGATTATACTATATACACAAATTTGTATAATACAAGAGTTGCTACTGTTAACAATGAAGCTCGGAGAAGAAGAAGAACCGACTATAAGTTTCCTGGTAGCCCTGTTGGTACAAACACATTAACTGGAGGACAATAATATGGCAATAACACAAGCGATTTGCACAGTATTCAAACAAGACTTGATGTCGCCTGGTGGAAACCTTGCTGCTCAAACTCTTAAATGTGCACTATATACTAATGCTGCAACTTTAAATGCAACAACTGCAGCTTATGCAACAACAAATGAAATATCTGCCTCAGGAACTAATTACACTACTGGTGGAAAGACATTAACTAGTGTAGCTATTTCTGTAGATGGAACTACTGCAATTTTTGATGCTGATAATGTTACATTTCCAAATGCAACTATATCTGCTCAAGCTGCTTTACTGTACAATAATTCTAATGCTAATGCTGCAATTGCAGTTTTAGATTTTGGAGGAGTTAAAACTTCTACAAACGGAACTTTTGAATTACAGTTTCCAACTGCTAACGCATCTGCTGGCTTAATCAGAATAGCATAAGGAGAAATTCCTTATGAGTGCTAGTGTAGGTTACGGTAGACTTGGTTGGAATGTAGGTGCATGGAATACATCTCCTGATACACTTGCTGCGATTACTGGCCAACAAATTCAATCCGAATTAAATTTTGGTGAAGGTTGGGGTAGAGAATCATGGAATGAAGGTGCATGGAATTCTCCTATTGGATTAGTACTTGTAGGTACAGGTGTAATATTTTCTACTACTGGTCAACAGGTAACTACATCTTTATCTAATGTAGTTATAACTGCAGCAACTACAAATTCTATTACTGGTCAACAAGCAACTACTTCTTTATCTAATGTAGTTACAACTGCAGCAACTACAAATTCTATTACTGGTCAACAAGCAACTGGATCTATTGGAACTTATTCAATAGCAGCTGGAGGAACTATGACTATTGTAGTTCCTGAATTTACACTAACTACTTCTTTAAATTCTGTTAATACTGGAACAGCTAATACAATTGATATTACTGGTCAAAATATAACTACTGCTTTATCAAATATTACAACAGATACAGAAAACTTTATTCCTATTGTTGGAATTAATGCTAATGCTAATGTTAGTTCTGTAACAATTTCTACTTCAGGATTTTTCTCTATAACAGGTCAAAATATAACAATAGATTTAGCTACAATAATTCCTAATTCTAATAATAATATAAGTATGACTGGAATTCAAGCTAATATAATACCCGTAGATTTACGATTTTGGGATCCAATTGTAGATGATAATACTGAAACTTGGACCAATATTTAAGTGTACAAATCAATACAAATATATACTATTTACATAAATAAATTTTTAAAGTATAAATAATTATGTCAGCTTATACAACTAGACTAAAATTAGAAAAACAAGTTTCAGGAGAAAATTCAGGTAACTGGGGTAATCTTGTAAATTATGTTTTCAATAGAATTGATAGTACAGTAAGAGGATATGTTGCTGTAAGTGTTGCAGGAACTGCTAATGTAACTTTAGTATCTAATAATTCTACTACTAATACATCAGAAGGTGCTGATGATCAAGTTCACAATAAAGTAATAGAATTTACAGGTGCTTTAGGAGCAGCTATTCATGTATTTACTGATGCTGTAGAAGGTGATTATACTTTATTTAATAATACAAGTGGTTCGCATGCTTTAACTTTTGCTAATACAGGTCATGCTGCTAATGGTGTAGCTATTACTCAAGGTAGTAAATCAATCGTATATACAGATGGTTCTACTATTTATGATGTAGGAGCAGATTTAGGTAATATTAATGTAGCAGGAATTGGAAATCAAGGTTCAACAAATTACTTTACTTTACCTAGTTCTGATGGTACAAGTGGACAAGCTTTAGTTACAAATGGTAGTAAAACTTTATCATTTGCAAGTGCAGGAATAACAACAGGAAAAGCTATTGCAATGGCAATGATTTTCGGGTAAAAAAAAACGAGGAAATAAATTATGGCAAACCCAAATATAGTAGCAGTAACAAATATTTTAGGTGGTAACCTTGGTTGGAATTTATCAGCTACAGCAACTACAACTTTAATGACAGTAGCTGCAGAAAAAATTGTAAAAATAAATAGAATTACAGTCG